CGGCAACGAAAGTTGCCGTAATCGGCTAGAGGGGGCGGAGTTATTAAGTCCTTTTTAATTTACATGAAGTATACTTTTCTTCATACCTAAGCAAGCTTAGGCCTCTAGCATACAATAGGTTTATACTGCTATTGTGTGGCAGTTCTTATGTTCTTAACAATAAGTTCGCAATTATTATTGCTTATTATTAATAAGGATATGTGATCAAAGTCTTAATTGTTTCTCTTAAGTACTTTGCAAGTATACTATTTACCTTGGTTTTAGTTATATAATTCCGGCTCGAAAGTAGTTTCCTACAATCTACACCAATCAGGACTCTATGATTAACGTCCCAATTACCAAGATTGAAAGTGTCACGCTCACTAGCTTGTTTCATCTGTGATATGTAAGATTCTTCTACATATTTTCCGATTACGTAAGTATAGGGGTGGTAGTATATAGCTTCAAGAATTTCTTTTGTACCTATAATACTCGTGTCACTATTCAAGAGGATCGCATTAAAGATTCTATCCTTAATGTCACCAGTAAATAGACTGGCTGTTGCTTCGAAGCATTGTACTGTTGCATTAACGATTACGCCTTTGGCAATATCTCGTTGATTACAACTCAATAATGGAAAGGATGATGTCAACCCAATTAAAGAATTAACTAATTGAGTATCGTCTATATAACCTTTTATATTGTCGTACAAAGCTTTGGATTGTTCTATTCTAAATACCCTCTTCCTGTGAGCTTTTGCTCGTCAAGGTTCAGATATTTTATAGAATGAGGCAACACAATTTAAAATAGAATACGTGGGACAAAATCCACGGTTATATAGTGTGTGTAGATAGTCTATGAACGTAGAGTAATTCTTACTATGTTCTAGTACTCCCTTATAACTAATTGGTGTAATTTCTCCGAAATCAGTAAATAACCTTTTCGCAAATTCAAGTGCAGATTTACCGCATAATGTTTTTGGAATCGATATATTTACTCCTAAAGAGTTAATTATCCTTTTATATTCTAGTGCCAGTAACTCGTCTCACAGTACAATATCATCACCAAGTAAAATATATTTTGCCTTACTAAACGGAATGTTTAAGTTTAGACAAGCTTGATATATAATGAAATGGTGCGAAAGAGTAGTGCTTGCTCATGAAGTATAGAAACCCATTGGATTGCCTACTTCGTAATTAATTGAAGTTACATTTCCTTTTGGATCCTTATAACTAAACTTGTAGCCTACCATGATATCGTATCACGCTTCTGCTTTGGCTGTTCCTATGAAAGTTTTAACTAAGTCTTTCACAAGACGTATAGGAAAGCGGTCAGTAAATGACACAAGGTCATAACAGAAGTATGTAATGTTAGAATCAAACTTGAAGTTGGGGAGAGTTTCCTTTCCTTGAGTAAAAGTTTGATCTTGAGGAATTAGATCTAAAATATTGTATAGCATATCGTGTAACGGGATCAACGAAAGTTGAGATCAATAATCACCAATAGCTACTACTCTAGTCTTTCCTTCAGTATCTGAGAAATATGAGATCTTTCTAAAATCAGTTTTACCAGATTTTGGTTGATCAAAATATTCACGAAGTACTGTAACATTCTTTAACAGTGAGTTCATCCTTAATTCTAAATCTTTTCCACCTAGAATTGCAATTGAATTACGCAAAGTGTCCGGTAAATTTTCCAGATCATCTAAGCAAGAAACAAGAGCATGACCAGTAGGTCCAGATTTAGTTGTTAAGTGTGGTTTAGCGGTTATGCTATCAAGATTTAACAGTAAATCGCTACCAAAAAGTTTCTTCTTTCTCATGTTACTTCGATTAAGAATTAACGATTTAAAGCTTTCTAAGTTATTTCCAAAAGTAGGTAAATTATCTACTGACAGAGGGGTAGTAATACTCTCAATGTCTGGCATAGCTGCTAAAGTAATACTGCGGCTAATGGTTAATACCGTCATAATAAATTGGATTTCCTTTTTATTTCTGGCACGTATTATTTTTATAGCCTGTCTAAATTTAACAGGAAGAGAGTCTCAGGTAAGTTTTATACCTTCTCTATCGATATTACTATCTTTAGTTAAGTATTTAACGAACAGAGTTCTACACTTCTTATTAATTTTGACTGCGGTCTTTTGTCCTTTGTACTGGCTAATATGATTAATGTATCGCATATAGTTGTGCATTGACCTTAAGATTTTATTACTTATACCACCAATTTCGATTACCCATTTTAGGTAATTATAACTTCTATTATTGAAAATGATTTTATGTTTTACAATACTAGTTGGTTGAAGTTGTCCAATTTTCCTAACCTTTACAGGTGTACTACTATTAAGAACATTAGTTTTAGAAGATCTATTATTTGAAAAGAATTTTTGTTTCATTAATATTTTGGATATTATTACATTAGTATTAACAAGTCTACCCCTTAAAATTAAAGAAAAACTGTTAGTAGTGAAGTAAAAGTCAATTATTTCATAACTTTTGGCTTATACTAACCTTAATTAAATTTAAGGTTGACGAGTGCCGACACAAGGGAAAGGTCTCCCTAACCAAGCGCCTAGGTGCCCTTTACGGGTGC